TATCTTTTATCCAATCTTTAATATCATCTATTTTTTCTTTAAGTTTTTTATATCCGTTTCCTATTCCATCTATAAAATTATCCATTAAATGTTGTCCCCAATCTAAAGCATTTTTTACAAAATCTTCAAATCCTGTTTTTATTTTTCCCCAAGTTTCTGAAAAAGCAGCCACTACTTTTGTTTTTAGTTCTGTGAATTTGCTTACAACCCAGTCTTTCATTTTTCCTGCATATTCCATAATAGTATCCCAGTTTTTGTATAATAAAACTCCTATTGCTATTAAAGCAACTATTGCAGCTATTACTAAAAAAATTGGACTTGTTAAAACTGCTAATGCAGTATTTAATAACCAAGTTGCAGCAGTTAAAACACCTGAAGCTACAGCTGAAGCAAGCATAATAGCTGTATGAATTATAAAAGATGCTGTTGCTATTCCAATTTGAACTGTTTTAGCAATAATAACTGCTACCATTTGCCATCCATTCCAAACCCAAAGTGCCATTTGAAATATTGAAAGAGCAAGGCTAGTAACCAAACTTACTCCAAAAGCAATACTCATAGAAACTAAAGCAGGGAGTATAGTAATAAGTATAATTTCACCTAATATTTGTAATTCTTTTTTATGTTCTATTATTTTTGCAATTACTTCTTCTACTGAAGTTTTAAATTCAAGAAACTTATCTTTCATTTCTATAACTCTGTCTTTTAAATTGACAACAAAGTTAATCATTTCTTCTTTATTTTCTGCAATAAAGTTTGATAATCTTTCTACAGCTTGTTTAGCAATATCGAATAAACCAGATTTTTCAGCAATTTCAGCCATTGCATTACTAAAATCATCTTTTAAAGTGCTTATTCTTCCTGAAAGAGTTTGTGATTGTGCTTCCATACCACCAGCAAATTTTGTATTCCCAATTTCCATTAAGTATTTCTGTATTTCTGTTGAATTATTGCCAACTGTTGTCGTTACTCCTTGAAAATTAAAAGAAACTTTATCTCCTTCAACTTTTGATTTAATACCAAATTCTTTAAGTCTTTCAAATTCTCCAGTTGCAGCATCTGCTACAGCTTCAATCATCTGGTCTAAACTTTTACCCATAGAACTAGCTGTATTTCCGTAAGAAGTTAAAGCTTCTTCTGAAGGGTCTAGCCCCATATTTTTAAGCTTGATAAAACTAGTCAAAACTTCATTTAAACTATAAGGAGTTTTTTTAGCAAAAGTATTAATAGTTTCAAATGCTTTTGCAGCTGCACTTTTATCACCACCCATTGAAGTAAGCAAAGAAGTTTTAAGGTTTTCTATACTTGAAGCAGCTTTTATTGCCATTCCAGCTAAAGATGTAATACCAATTCCAAGAGTAGTTGCTCCTGCTAAAGCTATTTTAGCAGAAGAAGAAGCTACACTACCAAGTTTTGACCAACTATCAGAAGTCGTTGAAAGACTACTTTTAATAGTAGATATTCCCTTTTTTAATTCTGTGAAATCTGCAGTAAATTTTGCAATAATTTCTCCTACTGTCAATGCCATAACTTTATTTAAAGTTTATTATTAACTTAACCTCTTTTCATTCCCATTTTATTTTTTAAGCTTTCAATCCCTTTTTTATCAATTGAAGTATTATCTATTTCTGTTATTTCTGCTTCTTTTTGTATTTTTCTAATTAAATTATTAGGGTCTTTAGTCCAAGGATTTTGACTTATAATTAAATTCATATAATGTTTATTATAAGTCCTTTTTTTTATTCTTTTCAGTAATTCTCTTGCTTCATCTGGGTAAATAAAATTTAGTATATAATTTTTTGTCCACCCATATTCTGAAGCTAAAACATCAATTACATCAAAAATCCAACTATTTATATCTATTTCTTTGTTTTTTGTGGCTCTTGTTTGGACTTGAACATAGCCACTAGAGTTTTTTTTACTGTTGAAAAATCATTTATTTCAAAAATAGTTTTAACAACAGTCACACCATCAACTAAATCAAATTCTTCTGATAAAACTTCTTTTTTAATTCCTGAAGCAATTGATACACATTCTAAAATATTCTCCCAAGAATCAGAAATTAGCCCAGGCAACTTATTTAAAAAGTCATCTGTGCTTTTCGTATCAATACTTGCTAATGTTTGTGCTACTTCTGGTGGCAAGTTTTTAAATGCACCTAATAATTTTGCATAACGTCCAAGAGCAAGTTTTTTAATCTCGTATTCTTTACCATTTATTGTAATAATTTTTTTCGTCATATTTTTGAACTGGACTTCTATTTTTAATAAGTCTCTTTGTTCTGTTTAATAATTAAATTTACTAAGTAGTTGAATCTCCGATTAATCCTAATCTGTTTCCAGATAATTTAGTTTCATCAATCAAAGCTTGAAATACAACTTCTGCAACTCTTTCCCCATCAACAACATATTTGAACTCAATACCTTCTGAAACAATAGCTTTATAAATAACTACATCCTCATCTAAATCAGAAACTTCATTAGCTAGTGGGTGTAATACTAATTGCTTAGCATATTGCAACATCCTTTCTCCTGCATCAGTTCCAATAGTCAATTTTGTAGTGCCATTAATTCCTGCTGGAATAGCAATAGCAAAATTTGAAATTGTTGATTCAGCTAAAGGAACAGTAACAGTCATATTTTCTCCAACTAGAACTTTTTCTGCAATAGAAGTTCCGTATTTATCAACTTGAATATCATAATATTCTGGTTCATAAGATACAGTTACTCCACCTTTTGTGTGTCCTAAATCATCACCATTAAAAGTTACTGAACAAGGTCCTAATTTTACATTTGTAATACTTGCTGCCATAAAATTTTTCTTTAACTTATTAATTATATTATAGCCTTACGACTATTAGCTAAATTTCTTATTATCAAATAATTCCTAAATTCCAATTTACTGCTAACTTTTTTCTATTTCTGTCTTAATTATATCTTGACTTGCTAGTTCTTGTTTGCTTGACTTGAACTCCATATCATTAAAAGTATTACAAGTAGGGCATTTTATACTTAGCCGTCCAGCATAAATATACTCCATTGCTAATAACTTTCTACAATTAGAACATCTAAATTCTCTATAATTTTTATCTCTGTATTTTAACATATTATTATCTCCTAATTTGACAAATAAAATTTACTGAAAATTCATCTCTACCTTTATCATCTCTGCCTATATGCCCTGGCTCTCCCATTAAAAAAATTGTGTAATAATAAGTAT